GTCCTAAAGGAGGTGATGAACACCATGCAAGCGTACGGACTACAATTATATGTAGGAAATCCCATCTACGGGAAGACGGTTTGCGCCTATTGGCCCAAATTCAGTGTAGACGGTAAGGAGCTCACTGAGCTGCCTTACAAAGATTCTAAGAGTTCCGATCGACAGAAAGGACTCTTTATGCGGAATCGCCAGCCAGCTAGCACGTTATCGAAAGTGCTACCTAACCAAATATCTCTATATTCAGGGAAATTATTATTTCCTTATATTGGAGAGATGCATCGATATCATATCGAGGGCGATTTCTTGTGGTGCGAAAGTTTACGCTACCACAGGCGGGTATTGACAGTATACCGCCTCAAGGCAATCCAAGTTACGGACATTACAAGTCCGGATTATGGTAAGTGGCAGATACTACGGGGCCTCTATGAGTACTCCGATACCACTGATGTTGCCAAAACAGAAGGGGAATGCGACAATCTAATGAAGTCGTGTTACTCCAAACTGCGACCTGCCATTACCACGGAACCGTGGATGGTCGTAGGTACTGTAGAAAAGTTACCACTTTTTGAGGTGTACTCTTACTCCTATTCGGAGATTCCTCCAATAATGGCGGATTTTATTAATGAGTACAACTGGGTCGGAACCTTCGGCTCCCTATCTAACCGGGATAGGCGAGCGGCCTGTCAAGCCGCTTACGCTAAAGCAGCTGAGGGGATCCCTCAGGTTACTACTAACACTTACGCAAACGTGTTAGAGGCTGCCAGCATGTTATCTTCATTATTGAGGAGGGACTTCAAGAAGTCCAAGAACCTCGTCGGCGACGCGTGGCTAGCTTATAGGTATTCCTATTGCACCACGATATCGGATGTAGAAGAGTATCAGTCTTATGTCCAGCGAATCGTCGATCTGACCGATATTGCGGCTCCACCTAGTTACAGGTGTCACGGCACCTTCGTGGACGCAGAAGGTTGGAAGTATCACTGTGTTATGAGGATCAAAACGGACGATAGTCTGCCTGATGATTTTCATAAAGTCATGAAAGACTTCGGTCTGCAACTGACCGCAGTGAATGTGTGGGACATGATCCCATACTCCTTTATCGTTGACTGGTTTCTACCAGTCTCTGACATGTTAGGCCGAATGGAGAACCATTGGGCTAACCAGCACTTGCCAATTTTGGAGTGTTGGATGTCAGTCACGTCCCCCAAGGGGGATCAATACATGCGTTTCCCATATCAATGGGATAACGTCTTACCTGCGGTAGCACAAAAAGAAGTGTCTAACCGCACATTATGGATGAGGATTGCCGATTCCATAGCGCTACTATTGTAGCAGAAAGGAGCCAATTATGGCAAAAACATCAAGTTTTGGTTTTACTAACGTAACAGCCAACACCGTTAAAGCGTCACCTGTTGACGTGAAAATGGTAACCAACTATGCGCGTGTGGAGGATGAACCTACACTTACTGTCTTAAGTAACAAGACTGCGCCACTGGATCAGGGGGAATTAATTTCTTACAGAGCTAACGCATTAGCGAAAGTCTCTTCCTCCCAGGTAATTCAGAATCCAGCACCCGTGAAAAACGGTATCCAGTATGTCATCAAAGTTGAGGATATTCTTCGTACTGTAGATGATGTGACTGGATCGATTGTAGATGAGCCTGTTATTGCTTATCTAACAATCAGACACCAGTTATCTGGCAACATCAAGCCTGCCCACGTTCAGACTATGGTCGAACGCTGCTTAGGAGCTTGTATGAAAACTAACGGACAATGGAGATTTGATGATCTTATGAGATCAGCTATCGTTCCAATCGCCGACTAACCACCAATCAATTTAATGGGCGAGGCCCAGAAAGGGGTATTATGAATTATAATATCAAGGCACTAGACGGTGCCAATACTTTTGTGTTAGTGAATCTAACTCAATCAAATGCTATCGCAAGAATAGATAGCAAGACCCTAACTACGAGACCTGAAAAGTTCATCTCGGATAATAGCTATAGCTATTATCTTGTGTTAAACACGTGGGGTCACCAAATTATCCAGTTCGCTTCTGAGGAAGCATGGGCTTACATTTGGATGCGTATACAGCAGTGTGGGTTGGTACCCGTAATACGGGATACCAGTGCTCTGGCTGACTCGATCATTCACGGCGATGCCGTAGAATGGGATTATACGTATGGGTATCTCTCTGTTTTGGCTAACAGAGACTACGGAGTGTTCGATGCTCGTCTAGTTGACCTGCTTAGGATATTGCGTTACCCTAAACGATTTTCACCTTTACATGCGGACGTTATCTTAGAGGACAGCCTAAAGGCTTTCCTGGACGTTAACAAACGGTGTAAAGAGTTCAATTCGGGCGTCTTTTCCCGATTCTGGACACAGCGGGTTGCAACCCGTGTCGCAGACATACTGCGTGGTTTTTCCTGGGATATTACCGATGGGTATTTCTCGTCCGGTACCACAGCAGAGACAGACAAAATATTGCTATCTAAGCTGAAAGCTTACGCTAACAGCGAAGCTAATTTGGCCACCTGCCCACTGTATTTCTTATCGCAGGCAGTATACTCCCCCGAAAGGTGGAGAGGCACACGTAGGCTTAGAAGTGCCGTTAAGGTGCAGTCTGTACCTAAAAGCTACAAGGCCGCACGAATCATCGCAAAGGAACCACCTGTTTCAGCCTTCGGGCTGCAGGCTGTGGCTGCCGGTATTCGGCGTGCTGTGCGTGATAACGGTTATGAACAGTATGTGGACATCTCCGATCAAACGTGGAATCAGGACCTCAGTGAGGCCGGCTCCATTGACGGTAGTTATGCCACTATTGATCTCTCCAATGCTTCAGATACTATTTGCGAGTCTTTCGCTAGGTCTGTATTGCCCAAAGATGTTTTAGACGCTATCGATGAATATCGGTGTGCGTATATTGACGTCAATGGGGAGAGGAGAGTGAGCCAGATATTTGCCACATCTGGTTCGCCTGTTACCTTCATTGTGGAAAGCCTAATATTCTGTGCTATTGCACTGGAAGTAGGGCTATCTGCTCACAACTTAACAGGTATTAGAGTTAAACCCCCGAGGATTTACGGGGACGACATGGTGGTCGATGATCGCATTTGCGACTATCTCTGCCAAGTCTTGGAATCATGCGGTTTTATTCCTAACATGAGTAAAACATTCTCCGGTAAAACCAAATTAGGTTACTACCGAGAATCTTGTGGTGAGGAATGGCTGAACGGTTTCCCAATGCATAGTAATTACTATCCTAGGGCTACTGTTAAGCTCGATGCAGCTGGTATAGCTGCTACGTGTGAGCTCCAACACAAATTCTTTGATAGCTGGAAACTCCGGCTGTTTCTCGTCGACACCGTGAAAAGAATTGAGCCAAGAATGACCGCTCATTTCTATGGTGAGATTTGCGACGATTTGTGGGATTTGATACCCACAGGGAAGGAGTGTTCTCGCAAGGAGTCTGATAGTGATGCTGCTAAGCGCAGGAAATACTTGAGTCTAATGACTAAGTACACACCACGTTCCCTCACTCAAGAGGAGGACGCCCTGTTGCAGATGTGGTACTACTACACCTACCTAAAGTTGGGTCGCCTGATTGACAACGACCCAATATTCGAGATTTTGCGAATCAGTGATTCGCGATGCCGCTACGTGGCTGACAGTAGTCAGTCTGAAGCGGTGTGGGGATGGCGAATAGAGTAACCAGGC